TTTAGGTTCTCAATACACTAGTTCTGAGTTCAGCAACTATACATTAAAAAATAAAATAATTCAGTCTTTTAGTAAAAAGGGGTGTCCTTATGACAATGCCTGTATAGAATCTTTTCATGCCATTTTAAAGAAAGAAGAAGTTTATAGGGTTAAGTATTTTGATTTTGAGTCTGCAAAACTAAGGTTATTTGAATATATAGAAGGTTGGTACAATAGAAAAAGAATTCATGGAAGTATTGGTTTCATATCACCAGAACAGTGCGAAAAAATAGCTAGAGCAAGTTAAAAATTCAATTATTTGTGTCTAAAATATTGACATAGATCCAGATAAGTTTCAAGTGTTTACTTTAACAGCAGACCTTGAAGAATCAGCCACAAGAAGTGAAAGCATCTCCCTAGATTATGATTTTTTTCATTCAGATATGATGCCATCCATCCAGTGCGGAAAGGACTACAGTGTCACCATCATTCCAAGAGATATTAACATCTGGATATCTCGTATTTTCTTAGGTGATGGTGACGGATTTTCCATTCTTTATTATCAGGATGTGGATAGCCTTGTGTACTGGGCAAATGAAGCAGCTTATCGGTGGAAACTTCGAGGCATGTGTATGTGGTCACTAGGGCAGGAGGATTTAAGACTCTGGGAGTGGCTACCAAAACAAATAGAGTAATCAAAGGAACATCTGCAAAAGTGGGTGTTCTTTTTATTTCATCAAAAGGAGGAATTTTAAATGAAAGAAATATGGAACTGGATCCAAGTTGTGATAACAGCAATCGGTGGATTCTTCGGATGGTTTTTAGGAGGAGCAGACGGATTTTTATATGCGCTACTAGTCTTTGTAGTCATCGACTATCTAACAGGTGTCTTATGTGCAATCGCTGATAAGACCCTATCAAGTGAAGTGGGATTTATCGGAATCAGCCGTAAAGTGCTGATTTTTGTTTTAGTGGGTGTGGCCAACATTTTAGATGTCTATGTGATTGGTGATGGGAGCGTACTAAGAACAGCGATTGTTTTCTTCTACTTATCGAATGAGGGGATCTCGCTGTTAGAAAACTCAGCTCATCTTGGACTACCGATCCCAGAAAAACTAAAAGATGTATTAAAACAGCTTCATAACAAGAGCGACGAGGAGGAATAATCATGAAAACTAAAGGAATCGATATCAGCACGTGGCAAAAACCAAGTCAGATAAACTATGACCAACTTGCGAAAGAGGTTGATTTTGTCATTCTACGTGCAGGATACACCGGTCACGGTACAGGAGTGAGTTTACACAAAGATGATGCCTTTGAAAAACACTACAAAGCCTTTCACGAGAGAGGTATTCCTATCGGTGTTTACTGGTACAGCTGTGCCAATACCAAAACCAAGGGCATAGCAGAAGCGAATAAATGCCTAGAAATTATCAAAGGCAAGACCATCTCTTATCCCGTATTTATTGATACAGAGGATAATTATCACCAGCAACCAAGTGGCAAGAAAGCCATTACCGATGCTTTAGTAGGCTTTTGTGAAACCGTAGAAAATGCTGGATATTATGCTGGTATCTATGCGTCTAGTTCTTGGTTTCAAGATTTAACAGAACTGGATCGTATAGCACCTTATGATTTCTGGGTCGCTCAGTGGTCGAGTAAAGAACCGACACTTCGTCATGGTATCTGGCAGTACACAAGCAAAGGTAAACTAAGTGGTTACTCAGGAAACTTAGACATGAATTATGCTTTTAAAGATTACAAAGCGATTATCCAAAGTGCAGGGCTTAATCATCTTGGGAAAGAAGAAAACGTACCTGCTCCTACAGAAAAGAAATCGGTCGAGACGCTGGCCAAGGAAGTCATTCAAGGGTTATGGGGTAATGGTGAAGAACGAAAGAAACGCTTAACAGATGCAGGCTATGATTATGCGGTGGTGCAATCAAAGGTCAATGAAATGCTATCTAGTAAAAAGTCTATTGATGCCATCGCAAAGGAAGTCATTCGTGGCGATTGGGGTAACGGACAAGATCGAAAAAACAAACTTACAAATGCCGGCTATGACTACATTTCGGTACAAAAAAGGGTAAATGAACTCTTGAAATAAGAACTAGTAAGAATGCCTATCAAGGAGTATTTCTCTTTGGTAGGCATTCTTTTTTTCTAAACCGTCAGATTCTATTACCTCCCGTGGCTACTAGGTAGAGGGCAACAAAAAAATCGCCCTTTGGAAAGAGGTGATGGATATGAAACACAATCTCAAAATTAGTGTTTCTAAGAAACCACAGACAGGCGGACTTGTTACCTACCGTAATGTGTCCGTAAGGGAACGAATTCTTCGCTTTCTTTTAGGGAGTAAACAGCGTGTAACGATTGTGATTCCTGGAGATAGCATCGAGGAACTCTCTATCTGTGAAATGACGAAAGGAGGTACTGACCTTGAGCAAAATAAAATTACTGCTTGAAGTGGTAAATGATATGCGAAGTCTTGCTGACAGCATACAGGCGGTTTGTAATGCAATGGCAGAAAGTGATTCTGCTCCCAAAGAAGTGCCTGCCACAAAGACAGAAACAGCAAACGAGCCGGATATCCCACTGGAAAAAGTGCGTATGGTACTTGCTGAAAAGAGCCAGATTGGGTTTACTGCCGAAGTGCGAGGACTCATTCAGAAGTATGGTGCAGACAAGTTAAGTGCTGTTGATAAGGCTTATTATTCTGACATCTTGAAAGATGCGGAGGAGCTTGGAAATGGGTAATCATGCAATATTATCTGCATCCTCATCCCACAGGTGGCTTAACTGCCTACCCTCTGCAAGACTTGAACTGGAGTTTGAAGACCAAAGTGGTGAGGCAGCAAAAGAAGGCACAGCGGCTCATGACCTGTGTGAACACAAACTAAAAAAGGCACTTCATATGAGAAGTCAGCGACCTGTCTCTGAGTATAACTCTGATGAGATGGAGGAATGTACAGATGCTTACGTGGACTTCGTTATGGAACAGGTGGAACTTGCAAAAACAAAATGTAACGATCCAATCGTTCTTATCGAACAGCATCTTGATTTTTCATGCTATGTACCAGACGGCTTTGGAACAGGAGATTGCGTGATTATCGCGGATGACAGACTTCACATCGTAGACTTTAAATATGGGCTGGGTGTGCTAGTCGATGCCGTGGACAATCCACAGATGAAGCTCTATGCCCTCGGAGCACTTGGAATCTATGATCACCTGTATGACATCAAAGAAGTGTCTATGACAATCTTTCAGCCAAGAAGAGAAAATGTCAGCACCTGGACAATACCGGTGGAAGAACTAAAAGGCTGGGCGGAAGAGGAACTAAAGCCTAGGGCGGTCAAGGTCTTCAACGGTGAGGGTGAATACATCCCCGGTCCATGGTGTACCTTCTGTAAAGCGGCAAACAGATGTCGGGCCAGAGCCGAAGAAAAGCTAAAACTTGCAGAGAAAGAATTCAAGATGCCACCTCTGCTGACGGATGCTGAGATAGAATAAATCTTACTTATTCTTCCCGACCTTACCAAGTGGGCGAATGAAATAACAGCCTATGCCACTGATGCAGCAGTCAATCACGGTAAAGAGTGGAACGGTTTTAAAGTTGTGGAAGGTCGCTCGGTTCGCAAGTACAAAGATGAAGGAGCCATTGCAGAAAAAGCCGTGGCAGGTGGATATAAGGACATTTACAGAAAGAGCCTTATTCCGCTGACAGAGATGCAAAAACTGATGGGTAAATCCAAATTTGAGGAACTCCTCGGTGACCTCATTTACAAACCACCGGGTAAGCCGACTCTTGTTCCAAACTCAGATAAAAGACCGGCAATGAACGTAGCAGATGCTAAAAACGAATTTAACGAAATTATGGAGGATTAAATATTATGGCAAATATGCAAAACAAGACAAAAGTTATCACAGGTGTAAACTCAAGATTCTCTTACTTCCACGGTTGGGAGCCTATATCCATTAATGGTGGTGCGGAAAAGTACAGCGTATCCGTCCTTATTCCAAAGGATGACAAGGAAACCATTAATGCCATCCATGCAGCAGTTGATGCTGCCATTGAGGAAGGTATCGCAAAGTTTGGTGGTAAGAAACCAAATAAGGCAGCCATTAAACTACCGCTGCGTGATGGTGATGTAGAGCGTGATGATGAGGCTTATAAAGGCCATTACTTCATCAATGCGAATAGCAAGACAGCACCACAGATTGTAGACAAAAGTGTTAAGCCGATACTGGATCGTAGCGAGGTATACAGCGGTTGTTATGGTAGGGTTTCTCTTAACTTCTATGCTTTCAACTCAAATGGTAATAAAGGTGTAGCTTGTGGTCTTGGTAACATTCAAAAAATTAGAGACGGAGAACCTCTAGGCGGTAAGACTTCTGCAGTAGATGATTTTACGACTCTTGTCGATGATGACTTCCTTGCCTAAAAGGAATAGAAAACTTGATGGTGGTGGAGGTCTTACCTCTGCCACCTTTTTTCATTTAGAAAAGGTGGTAGCTATGAAGAACTTAGAAATTGATATCGAAACCTATTCTTCTACCAATCTACAAAAAAGTGGTGTTTATCGTTACGTAGAAGCAGATGATTTTGAGGTGATGCTGTTTGGTTATGCGGTTGACGGTGATGAAGTTAAGGTCATCGATTTGATGAATGGAGAAAAGATTCCAAAAGAAATCCTAGATGCCTTAACCGATGAAACCATTACGAAGTGGGCATTTAATGCTCAGTTTGAGCGAGTATGCCTTTCACGTTATTTGGGCTATCCCACTGGGACTTATCTAAATCCTTCCTCATGGAAATGTTCCATGGTTTGGTCTGCCTATATGGGACTTCCTCTTTCTTTAGAAGGTGTAGGTGCAGTGCTAGGACTTGAGAAGCAAAAGCTGACGGAGGGTAAAGACCTGATACGATACTTTTGTGTTCCATGTACTCCGACTAAAACAAATGGTGGTAGGACCCGTAACCTACCCACTGATGAAATCGATAAGTGGCAAAAGTTCAAAGCATATAACAAGCGTGATGTGGAGGCAGAAATCCAGATACAACAAAGATTGATCAAGTTTCCAGTGCCAGAGGACATCTGGGATGAGTATCATCTCGACCAAGAAATTAACGATCGAGGCATAAAGGTTGATATGGATTTTGTTAAGCAGGCCATCGCTATGGATGACATCTCTCATGAAAAACTACTAACCGCCATGCAGCAGATAACACATCTCGAAAACCCAAACTCCGTACAACAGATGAAAGGCTGGCTTTCTGAAAACGGTCTAGAGATGGAGACACTCGGGAAAAAGGCTGTCGCTGAGAAACTTGAGGAAACAGATGGTGAACTAAATGAAGTTCTTTCACTTCGTCAGCAACTGGCAAAATCATCGGTAAAAAAATATACAGCAATGGAAAATGCAGTTTGTAGCGATTCTCGTGCCAGAGGAATGTTTCAGTTTTATGGAGCCAACAGAACCGGTCGCTTTGCCGGAAGGCTGGTGCAATTGCAAAACCTCCCTCAAAACCATATGCCAGACTTAAAAGAGGCACGAATTATTGTCAGAAATGGTGATGTTGAAACACTGGAAATGCTCTATGAAGATATACCAGATACCCTCTCAGAACTGATTCGTACATCATTTGTACCAAGAAAAGGTCATAAGTTTATTGTGGCTGACTTTTCAGCCATTGAGGCCCGTGTGCTTTCATGGCTTGCAGGTGAGACATGGCGAACGGATGTATTTGCTAGTGGTGGTGATATCTACTGTGCATCTGCCTCACAGATGTTTGGTGTTTCCGTTGAAAAGCATGGTGTGAACGGTCACTTGAGACAGAAGGGTAAAATTGCTGAATTGGCACTTGGCTATGGTGGTTCTGTTGGTGCATTAAAAGCCATGGGCGCATTAGAGATGGGGCTTGAAGAGGAAGAATTAAAACCGCTTGTGAATGCCTGGAGAATGTCTAATCCCAACATCACACAGTTCTGGTGGGATGTAGATCGGGCGGCTAAACAATGCGTAAAGGAAAATAAATCACAAGAAACCCATGGCATCGAGTTTCATTGTTTTAGTGGCATGCTTTTTATCGTTCTTCCCTCCGGCAGAAGGCTTGCCTATGTAAAACCTCGAATCGGTGAGAATCAGTTTGGTGGTGAGTCTGTTACCTATGAAGGAGTAGGTGGAACAAAGAAATGGGAGCGTCTAGAAAGTTACGGTCCTAAATTTGTAGAGAATATAGTTCAAGCCATCTCTCGTGACATTTTAATGTATTCAATGAAGATGCTTAGTACTTATCGTATTGTGGCTCATGTCCATGATGAAGTCATTATTGAAGTCAATCCTCAAATATCTGTTACTGAAGTATGTAAACAGATGAGTCAAGTGCCACCTTGGGCAAAAGGGCTGCTCCTTGATGCCGATGGCTATGAATGTGACTTTTATCAAAAAGATTAAAGAAATCATCAGATTTCACCTCCTGCCGTGGCTACTAGGTAGGAGGTGTTTTTCTATGAACATTTATAAAGTAAAAGACGGCTGTCCTTTAAAGGGCAAGACCGAGCAGATGACAGAGGAAGAATTACAAAAGGAATATGATTTTCACATAGCGGAGAGCATTGTCGCAAACCTATATAAAGAAGGCAAAATCACAGCGGATGAATTACACAAAATATCAGCCTTGAACAGGCAGAAATTCTCTCCCCGTTTAGCCGAGATTATGTTCTAAAAAGCTTGCTATTAATAGCTTTTAGAGTGATATATGTAATGGGCGAAAGCGAGGTGAGATGATGAAAAAGATAACAAAAATAGATGAACTGCCCCAGGGACAACTACCTAATACGAAACTTAGGGTTGCCGCCTATGCGAGGGTATCAACCGATAGTGATGAACAGCTTGAAAGCCTTAAAGCACAGCGTGAACAATATGAGCGATATATTAAGTCTAACCCAGAATGGGAGTTTGCTGGTCTTTATTATGACGAAGGGATCTCCGGCACCAAGATGGAGAAACGGACTGAACTGCTCCGTATGATACGAGATTGTAAGCAAGGTCGGATTGATTTTATTATCACCAAATCAATCAGCCGCTTTGCTCGTAATACAGTAGATTATCTAGAGTTAGTAAGAAAACTGATTGATATCGGTGTTTATATTTATTTTGAAAAAGAGAATCTAAACACGGGTGATATGGAAAGTGAACTGATGCTTTCTATTCTTTCAGGGTTTGCTGCAGAAGAGTCTGCATCTATTTCACAAAACTCAACATGGTCCATTCAAAAGAGATTTCAAAATGGCAGTTATGTTGGTACTGCACCGTATGGATATTCCAAGGCGGATGGCAAGATGTTTATAGTTTCAGATGAAGCTGAAATCATCAAACGTATTTTTTCTGAATTCCTATCTGGAAAAGGTAGCAGTACCATAGCAAGAGGTTTGAACAAAGATAAGATTCCTGCTAAACGAGGGAATCACTGGAGTTCAGGCACGATCATTGACATGCTTAGAAATGAAAAATATATGGGTGATGTTTTGCTGCAAAAGACTTACACCGATAGTAACTACAATCGCCATCCAAATGCAGGTGAAAAAGACCAGTACTATTACAAGGACAATCATGAAGCAATTATTAGTAGAGAAGACTTTGCTAAGGCACAAGATCTCATTGATGAAAGAGCCAAGATGAAGTGTAAGGGCGTGAAAAAGAACGTTTATCTTAATCGATATGCTTTAAGTGGCAAGATGGTCTGTGGAGAGTGTGGTCGCAATTTCAGGAGAAAGACAAACTACTCAGTTGGTAGGAGTTACATTGCTTGGAGTTGCATCGGTCATATCGAAGACAAAGAGAGTTGCTCCATGTTGTTCTTGCGAGATGGGGAAATCAAAGCCACATTCACAACCATGATGAATAAGCTTGCTTTCAGTAACAAACTAATCCTAGAGCCACTTTTCAAATCAATTAGCCAAATCGATGAAGAAAGCGACCGTGAAAGAATGGATGCTATTGATAAGCGAATGGAGCAACTCATGGAAGAACGCAACACCCTTATTACACTGATGGCCAAAGGTTTCCTTGAGCCAGCTCTTTTTAATCAGGAACGTAATGTCTTGGATAGTGAGATAAAAAATCTTACAACTGAAAAAACAAACCTGGTAACGAACTCTACGAGTGGGGTTTTACGAGCAAACGATATAAAGGACCTCATTGATTACGTGTCAGCAGATAATTTTAATGGTGACTACACGGAAGAACTATTTGAAGAATTTGTAGAGAACATCATTGTAAATTCCAGGGATGAGCTGACATTCAATTTGAAATGCGGTCTTTCCCTGAAAGAAAAGGTGGTGAGATAAATGGCATATATTCCATATGGATACAAAATTCAAGATGGAGTGGTTACTGTCGATGAAAAGGCAGCAGGTCAAGTAAAGGTATTCTTTGAGAAATACATATCAGGACTATCCCTTACAGTGGCTGGCGAACAGGCAGGTATTGATAAGACGCACTCTGTGATGGGACGCATTTTGAAAAACGTCAACTACCTTGGAAATGATACGTATCCAGCAATTATTGATAAAGAGATATTTGATAAAGCTGAAGAAGTTAGAGATAAACGTGCAAAGGATTTAGGACGAGTGGTAGAGCTTGCCGCTTTCACCTCTCCCCCTCCCAAAGAACGATTCAAAATGAAAAAGGCAGATAATAAGATGCCAGTTGATCCTTTTGAACGAGCAGAATACTTATATAGTCTGATAGAAAGCGAGGAATAAAGTGACAGAGAAAAATATAATGGTTATTCCTGCTCGTAAAAGAGTAGGAAGTACAGCCGCAAAAGAAAAGATAAAGAAACTTCGTGTTGCTGCCTATTGCCGTGTTTCTACAGAAACAGAAGAACAAAATTCTAGTTATGAAGTGCAGGTTGCTCACTACACGGAGTTTATAAAGAAGAATACTGAATGGGAGTTTGCCGGAATCTTTGCAGATGATGGGATATCTGGTACGAACACTAAAAAGCGTGACGAATTTAATCGCATGATTGAGGAGTGCATGGACGGTAATATCGACATGGTTATTACAAAATCCATCAGCCGATTTGCACGTAATACTCTAGACTGCCTTCAATACATTAGACAGCTCAAGGATAAGAACATATCCGTTTATTTTGAAAAAGAGAACATCAACACCACGGATGCCAAGGGTGAGGTGCTACTTACCATTATGGCATCTCTAGCGCAGCAAGAAAGCCAGAGCCTTTCACAAAACGTTAAGCTTGGACTACAGTACCGATATCAACAAGGAAAGGTACAGGTCAACCACAAACGGTTTATGGGCTACACCAAAGATGAAGATGGAAATTTAATCATTGTCCCCGAAGAAGCTGAGATTATCAAACGGATCTACCGAGAATACCTTGAAGGTCAGAGCCTGGTAAGCGTTGGTCGAGGTCTTGAAAAGGATGGAATTTTAACAGCTGCCGGAAAACCAAAATGGCGACCGGAATCAGTTAAAAAAATCCTCCAAAACGAAAAATACATCGGAGATGCCCTTCTGCAAAAGACTGTCACAGTAGATTTTCTGACCAAGAAACGAGTGAAGAACGAAGGTCATCTTCCCCAGTATTATGTTGAAAATAGCCATGAATCGATTATTCCTAAAGAACTATTCTTGCAGGTTCAGGAGGAAATTCATCGAAGAAGCAATATCTACACAGGAGAAGGTAAGAACAAACGAATTTATAGTAGTAAGTACGCATTAAGTGCCATCACCTTCTGTGGAGATTGTGGCGATATTTATAGGAGAACCTATTGGAATATTCATGGCAGAAAAGAATTTGTCTGGCGATGTGTGACTAGAATCGAGCAGGGTCCTGAAGTCTGTAAGAACCGAACCGTAAAAGAAGATGAACTTTATGGTGCAGTAATGACTGCGATTAATAAGCTACTTGCAGGTGGGAACAATATGATAAAGACTCTGGAAGAGAATATTCATGCTGTGATTGGTGAAACGACAGAATACCAAATTTCAGAGATTAACAACTTACTGGAGGAAAAGCAAAAAGAACTTATCAAGCTGGCGAACAAGGATCAAGACTATGAATATCTAGCAGAAGAGATTGATGAGCTGAGAGACAAGCGACAGATCCTTTTAGTAGAAGATGCCTCCCTAAGCGGTGAGAATGAGAGAATCAATGAGCTAATTGAATTTATCCGCAAGAACAAATTCCGCACCTTAGAGTATGATGATAAGCTCGTGAGGAAGATAATCCAGAGCGTTACAGTCTATGAAGACCACTTCGTCATAGCCTTCAAATCAGGCATCGAAATGGAAATATGAAAACCAGAAATAAATAGCCCATGACTCTGCGGTAGAGTTGTGGGTTTTCTTTTGCTTGCTGATTATAATAATATTTTAATAACTATTGTGTTTATCAACCAAATGGTTTATAATATTCTTAGCGTTAGCTTGGAGGTGCTGTATGACTACGGCAGAAATGATTAAAGAACTGTGTGAGCAAATGAATATAAGTGTATCAGAGCTTGCCAGACGTATTGGCCAGACTCCACAGAATTTCAATAAGAAATTACAACGAGAAACGGTAACCTTGGATGAGTTGAAAGCCATCGCTGATGTGCTAGGTGTCAAGTTTGTGCAAGCATTTATTTTACCCGATGGGGATGAAATAAAAATATCTAACGAATAAAGGAGGCGGTCTAATATGATGATTAGTCCGGAAAGTTACTATGAAGAGTATCTCAAAGGAAAAACAAAAGAAGAAATAATGACCGCCATCCGAGGACTTAAGCAAGAAATAGGTCACCTCAAAAATTCTATGGAAAACCCGTATGATGGCATGAAAACTGTTATTCATCCAAGTGAAGATACCCGCATTTATTGGAGCCGTGAATATTTGGATATAGCCAAGCAAGCCTATGTTGAGGCTGGCGGAACATATACTTTATCAAAGTCTGAAGAAAAGGCAGCCGATTTTGATGCGAACATAAATGCTATCTGCAAGATCACCTTTAGCATTGGAGGTTACTTTGGTGGTTACCGCAGTTATGTTGTAGAACTATTAGATGGATTGAAAGCCTATACAAAATTATGGGAAGATGAAGAACCTCTATCGTTATGGGATGATGATAACCAGGAGCCATGTACAAAGGATACCTTTATAGCCGCACTAAAGGATCTGCACATCGGTGAGTGGCGAAGACATTATACAACTAAACGCTTCGGATACATGGTACTTGATGGAACACAGTGGGAGTTGGAATTTGAATATAGTAATGGCCATAAGCCAGTAAGATTTGATGGCGATAATTCTTACCCTTATAACTTTGATAAGTTCCAGAGACTATTTGGCATTGATGTTACTGAGGAGGATTAATATGAGTAAATTCGATATTTTGACAAAATATATACCTATGATTCAGACAGACAGTTTTGGAGAATGGGTTATTGATAAAGAAAACGATGGAACACCGGAACATCCAATACAGATGCCTTTTGTGGGGTATTCCGAAATGGTGAGCAACTTTATTGACGATGTTTATACCTTTGAAGAAAGTAATAAAAATATGGAGCTTACTCGCTATGGGGATATTCTCAAAGAAAATGGTCTTGAATGGAGAACCGACTCTATGAAAGATGCTGACGTTTCAAGCTTAAATGCACAGTGTGTGCTTGCGCTTCTTATGGGTGCAGTAAGAGCTGAGCGTTTCTGTGATGGTGCATTACTAGATTTCTTTAAAAATGGCTACATGTTGAAGTGGCTTGAAAGATTACAAAGCATAGAGTAAAGGAGGTTAACTAGTGGATATAAGCAAATTAAAAGAAATGCCATATGATGAGTTGCGTGTTTTATATAAGCAGCATTTACATAGTTTGAACATTTCAAAAGCAACCATAAATACTGCTTCCGTAGATACCTTCTATTTATGGAGAAAGGATAGTAAAACCCTTTTCTGGGATACGGTCTTATCTAATGATTTTGAGAGTGAAGCTAGGTCAAGATTATTGAAAACTCTTTCTGAACACTCGTCAGGTAATGTTAATGCTCTGGTAAGTGGCTATTTGTCTCACCTAAGAAAGTTTCGTTTGTATATAAGTTCTGATAGTACTTGGGAGCAATCTGAAACCAATCAAGTAAAAACAGAAAAAAACACAAATTTACGAAGAACAAAAAAAGATATTGTCATTCCTTCTCCAACGGTTGAGCAAGTTGAGTTTTATCTTACAAAATGGGATGGACTTGAAAATTATCATTTACAAGAGGATGCTCTAAATAAACTGTTTCTAGAACTGTGTCCAAATAATACAGACATTCTAGATATTCTGTTAAAAGCATCAACTCTTAATGATTTTTACAGTACGAACATTTTCTCAATCTATCCGGTAGCTAAGCATATACGCTCCTTAAATATTGATACGAGACTCGATGCTGGTGATGTTACTCTAGTCAGAGATATCCAGCATGTAACGATTAGTAATAAAAAGAGAAGTTTTTACTCTTTTGCCACCAAATATTGTAGTCATCACAATCCACTTGATTATCCTATATATGATAGCTACGTTGATGAGGTGCTACGATATTTTAGAAATCGTGATAACTTCTCAGATTTCCAAAATGATGAGCTAAAAGATTATGTTAGATTTAAAGATATATTGATTGATTTTCGTGGGTTCTATGGCTTGGGCACATATAATCTAAAGCAAATTGATCAGTATGTTTGGCAGCTTGGAAAGGACTACTTCCCGAAAAATTATGGAAAGAAAAAGAGAGGAGACAAGTAGAAATGAAGATTCACTATTTTCAGAGATATCATGCAAAAGAAAATGTAGCTACGGCAAATACGATGTTGCTGTTATCTCGCCTATATCAATATTCCTCTGATAAGTTTTTTCGTTTTTTAAAGTCGGAGTTTTTCTCTGATTCCTTTGAGCCAGAAATCGTATTTAACTTACAAGAGAAGAGTGTTGATAGTATTCCTGATGCGACCATAACACAGGAAAGCTTTAAGATTGTTGTTGAAACAAAAATGTCTGACTGGTTTTATTCTGAACAGCTTATGAGACATTTGAATTCTTTTGGTGATGAGAAGTATAAGGTAATGATTACTCTAGCCCCTGAGATAATGGCAGAAGATAAAAAGAAGATTTTTGAACAACAATTAAAGGAATATAACTCTGCACAAAGTAAACCAGTCATTCATATCAATACAACATTTGAAGGTATAGCAAATGCAATACAAGAAGTGATTGATGATAGGGATTATGAAATGCAGGAGGTTTTGGATGATTATCTGAATTACTGCTATAACGACGGGCTCATTGCTGTTTCAGATTCATGGAAATTTATGAGGATGCAATTGGCAGGAACAACACTAGATTTTAATGTAAGCCAGGATATTTACTATGATAATGCCGACCGAGGTTTTCGCGCACACGATTATTTGAGCTTGTATAAAAATAAAAGCGTACGTGCAGTTGGCAAGATTAGTGCCCGTATCACGGCTGTAGATACTGATAATGGTATGCAATATGAAGTAGAGTTTGGCGAATTGACCGAGGAAAGAAAACAGAAAATTGCAGATGCAATTATTGATGGTGTTCAACATGGATATGATATAAAAAGTAGTAAGCACAGATATTTCTTTGTTGAAAAATTCTATGAGACTGATTTCAAGAAGATCACACCAAGAGCTCCTATGGGAACGAGGGTATTTGATTTAACGCAAGTTCTGGAGACAGAGAATTTACCTGAAACACAGGAAATCGCTGAGTTGTTAAAAAGCAAGACATGGAGTTAATAATCTGGTGCGTTGTTTGTTGTGTTGAAAACCATAATATCATCGCGAAAATTACAAGTACTGTTATAGAGGGATAGAAACTGAAAGGAGCGAAATCTTATGAATAAGGAAATCCACAATAAAGAGGAATCAGAAGAAATTGCTGATGATAAGAATGGAATTGTGACTTGGGTGAAAGCACATAAAAAGCAGCTTGTTCTCATTGGAATAAGCATCCCTACACTTATTGCTATCGTGCTTGGATCGAAGAATAAAGATGCCATAAAAGAATTATTTGATAATTTGAAAGATGAGATAGAAAAGGCAAATCTTTATAGTGGTAAATGGTTTGAAAATGCAACAGATGCAGAACTTGATACAGCACGAGAAAAAGTAAGACTAGACTATTGTTCATCAGGTGATGATTTTAAAGCGGCTTGTAGCCTACAGAACTTACTTGGAAGATTTGATAAAGAGATGAGCAAAAGAGCATGGGGCAATGAAAATCCACATGCACCAAGTATTCATCGTGAGCACGGATGGTATTTATCTAACGATGATTAAAAAGAGCAGGATCACTTAAATAATTGCAAAAAGTCCTGCTTTCTGACATCAGTTAACCAAACTATGAAGAAGGCTAAATTCCTCCAGAAGAGTAGTATTTGGTTTCGATATATTGTCGAGAATCGTAAAGTCGTAGATATGTTCCCACATATGCAAGCCCTCAGTGGATATGTTCCCTCAAAGAGAATTATATTCATGTCCCTAATTTTTGACAGCTATCCACTCATCTCAAAACATGTGGAGTGTGTAGTGTTGATGTCTCGCACATGTAGTGGTGAATAAAAATAAAAGATACTATATATTGTAATTTCGTGTTAGAAATAAGAAAATAGCCTAATTATCATTTATAAAGAATATAAGCTGTAAGTAGGCTTGCTTTGAACAAGGGAGGTGAGCTTGTGGATTCTAAAATCTGGTATATTCCGGCAAAGAATGACTACTTAGAGAAGGAAGTTGGAATCTACTGGCCAGAGTCAGCACAAATGAAAAAGAGCAGTTATATAGCCTTGTAGCACAGATTTCGGCATTAACTCGTGTAGTGGCGAATATCAGCCAATGGCGGATTGCTGATGTGTTCATCGACATTGCATCGGCGAAAGGAAAAATTACATGCCGAGAATTTGAACGATTGTTAAAGGAATGCGAAGCTCACAATATCTCCGTTGTTCTCACAAAGAGAATTATCTGATTTGGCAGAGATACGGTTGAAACACTTTCTGCCTTAAAGCGATTAAAATCCGCTGGTGTAGGAGTGATATTTGAAAGCGAAAATTTAGATACCGATGAGATGGACAGCGAGCTTATGATATCCGTGATGCAATACTTTGCTCAAGTTGAAAACGAGAGCCGCAGTGAAAATATTTCGTCTGGGGGGCTTGCCCATCGTGCAGCCAATGGCACATCTGGCTTATATAACCAGAAACTTTATGGTTATAAGAAAAACAAAGACGGTGAACTTATCATTTGCATCTTATGAAGTTGCTTATCAAATGAAAGAATGCTTTTCACCAATTATAATGGAAAGTGAATTTCGAGCGGTACAAGATGCAAAGAAAAAGAGAAGCAACGTTGTTACAGACGATAATGGTACACATCGCAGCAATAAGAAATATAGTTCGAAGAAAAAGACAAATTAGAATTTGATGAAGTAGATTACGCATATCAATGTGGTTTGTGAATATGGGAAAGGAGAATGAAATGTTATGCCGAAGTTAAACCGATTTGAAATTATTTCTGGAACTTATGTTGAGAAAATTTTTGGTCAATTTCGTATCGGATATTCAATGAGTGATACAACGGATTTTTATGACATGGTTGAATGGTCAAAAAAAGGTGGTTATCGAGGATCAATCATTTCTTTTTATGATTACGATAACGGTAGGATTTACGAGCCATTTCAAAAACAGAGGAATGTGTTATATGGAAAACCTGCTTATTTGAAAAATTACTTTTGGTTTTTGCAAGGAGATTATAACAAAGGGAAAATTACTCTGTTCAGATACCTCCCGGATGAAATCCCAGAAATGATTATACAACTTAATATAGCAGATGTAGATCCTTATAATCTACGAATTATTGGGGAGGATGTCCACATCACAAGCGAAGATGATGATTTTGTCTGCTACTATCCTGAAAGCTTTAGATTTTCCAAGGATTCTCATGAAGGTGTAACGATGATAGCAGACGGAAAAGTATATCTCTCTGCTTGGGTAGAAGAAGGATGGGACGATGAAAACGATTGTGCAAGCGAAGAATACAATTATTATGAGAAAGTGATTGTGAGAGATTTTAATGGGACTGTTTTATCAGAGGAGCTTGGTTCATTGAACCAACGCCCAGATGGAACATGGTGGATATCATAGAATTTCTAAATATCCATATGAGAATATTATGTGCATAATCTTTAGCTTGCCAACTTACAGTTTGATTAAATGTTAGTTTTGCGGGATGCGCATGAAAAGTCAGTAGAATCAATGGTTTTAAGCATAGAGTGGAGATATTCCCTAAATAGCCTAATAATTACATGTGGAGTGCGTGGCATTTATAACGAAAAAATGAAGTCTGGGAAAGCCTTGAGAATACAGAGTTTCATAAAATGAAAGTAATTCTGTCCACTT